CTTACTCGCCGTTCCTCTCTTACTCGCTCCGCTGCATATAGCCTTTCACGAGATTCTTGCTCAAGTCGCTCTCGTTCTATCCGCTCCCGCTCTTTTTGCTCAATCTTCTCTTTTATCTGCTCACAAAGCTGTTCCAACTCTACAAAGGTGTAATTATAGGATTTGAATATGTTAACTAGAGTTTGAACACGCTTATATGCCTTATCAAGATCTGTCATTGCAGCAACCTCCCTTGTGATGTACTCAATAAACTTCTTTCGGACATCTTCAGAATAAGTAAGATCATTTAGAGTTATATAGACTGCTGGATTCTGCATGATAAACTCTTTGAAATCTGTATTCATCATTCCATTACCTTGACCAATGTTTAACCCGAACTTTTTTGCACAGGTTTCCCCTGTGTAAATCATCTTTGTAGATTTTTTATTAAAGAATAAATGAAAGTAAATGATATTTTTATTACCACAAATACATACGTGCTCGCCCTTCTTTAATGTGTTCATAGTAACATATTGCCATTCTGCTATAGCCTTCTTAATATCAACCTTTTCTTCTGAAAGTGTAAAGAGATTATCTTGGAATTTATAGCTAGGTTCAGTCATTGTAGTTATTAGTTAGAGTATATAAGAGATCAATTTTTATTGGATCCTTTGAAAGTAGGGATGCCTGAATACCCAATAGAGGCGGATGTCAAACAAGAAAACGCGGCAGAACTCGGCCATATAATTAATCAGATTACAATGACAGATTCAGACAGGCGCTTACTATCTGAGTTCCTAAAACGAGATGAGAAGGAGTCGGCAAGTGCGTATAATTTCAAACTCAAGAAATTCAAGGAACATTTGGAAACAATCCCGAATAGCGAGGAGTTTGTAAAAGCTCTAAAGGCCGTCCCTTTAATGTATGACGAATCCGATACCTGGCAGCGCTATTATCCGATTGAGATGACACCGAAGTCTCATTTGATCCATGCAGCATACAGACGTATCCCTCCTAAATTCATGTTAAGCTTTAGGGATTCTGATCCATTTCACGGAAAAGAAATGCCCTACATTTTTTACAGAACCATTAGTGTTTTGGGTTTTGTTGACGATAAAGTGGAGGAACTTACAAAATTATATTATATAATAAAACCATTTGGATATGACTTCCCCGATAGTGTAGAATCTGATGGGATGATATTTAGATTACTAGAACTATACAACCCTCAATACGTCTGTTTAACTAAGCGCTACTCTAAATACAAGGGTTTACCGAAGCCGATTATGGTAAATGGAAAGCCAGAGGCGCCTATGAGCAATCAGGAGTATACCTTACAGTATAAGAAGTATCTGCGGAATATTGTTGCTCAGGTAGAATGAGGCCAGCTCTTGCGAATTTTCTGATCAAGCCTACGAAGTTTGTAGCACTAAAGAAGGCTGCTAAGCCTCTTACAACAGCCTTACTACAGACGGATGGTTCCTTCAATCACCAGATGCAAATATCCAGAACAGCATCTATTCTACAGTCGAGACAGGGTGAACTCACCCTATCCAAGACATATCTAGACCATGTATCTTCAACAGAATCTGAATGGTGTTCCATTTTGGATGGACTCAAGTTCGCGGCAAAAAAGGATGAAGGGTCGGTGCATGTAGAAAATGATAATTTAGGAATTGTTGATCATATTGTTGGTTCAAGGAAGCCTCCGAGACTCTTTATGGATTACTATTTGCAGATATTTAAGGAAGTAAGAGGTCTGGATTATGTTGGAATTCGATGGATCCCGAGAGAGATGAATAGGGCGGATAATTTATTTCGTATATAGGTAAAAAAATGATTTTTGCCGGCCTAGCCAGTTTAGTACACTAAGACAGATGAGTTTCACAGCAGATGATCAGCAGAGGGTTAATGATATGATGACCTCTCGTTTATCCCGCGGAATGTTACAGGTCGGTTTACAGTACATCATGACTAAGGAGGTTAATGGGGTTATGACAGAGGAGGATGTGGGCACATTCATGCGTTCTTACCGCACGGGGTCTGGTGATGGCATGACGGTACACTGGGAGTTTAACAATGGGGGCAAGGTTACTGCGATTAGCGATGAGATGTGGGGCTCTATCAGGGGGAAAGAGCTGACCTACTTTAGACTTAAGACGTAGGGATAAATAGGTTAAAAAGTGCAGAGAAAGACATCACGGACATACCATTTTTGCGCACTTTTTTCTAAAAAGTGCAGTGCAAAAATTGAACTGCACAAGTCAAACACAGTTTTCACCTGCCAAGAGAATGCCAATTGAGTTTCGTCGTTTGGTTGACGACACGTATTACCGTGATGTCAAGGGTATCTTTAGTACCGCATTTGCAAAGAGTTATACTAGGGAGACAATCATCAGCGCCTGGAAGGGTCGTAATAAGGATGCATCATTCGCCTTCTATGATACTGATCTTAAGAAGGTCATCGGATTCGCCATGATGCATCGCACAAGCGACACCATGCTCTATCTGAGCTACATGGGGATGTCAGAGGATGTGAGGGGCAAGGGTGTTGGTACGAAGATGATGAAGAGGCTGCTAAAGTACGCTGCAAAGGAGGGTTGCTCTATGAGTCTGGTGCCGTTCAGCAGCATCGTTCCGTGGTATGAGGGTCTCGGCTTCTCTAGAACGTGCGACAAGTTCAACTTTGTCTTTCACCAATATGGTACGAGGAAGCAGGCAAAGTTCATTAAGGCTCTGGATGAGGACAAGCCTAGAAGTCGATGGGATTATGAGTGGAAGGGGTTCAAGTATGAGATCAAAAATTATATTAGTAATTCTAATGGTACGGGTACTACGTGGTATCATACCTATAATTGTGCACCTGCAGCTGGTACGTTATATTCAATGACTACTCAGCTAGGCTCTTCAGCATCTTAATACTCTCCTGAATGGCGACAATCTTCTCGGCAATCTTTTTTTCTGTGACGTTACTTGCCTTCAAGGCGATGCGGTCCATATTCATGCCCTGCAACTCGGCCATGGCTTGCTGAAGGGTGAGGACCAGATCCTTCTGGGACTGGGGAGCAAGCTTCTGATGAGCAGGAATCTCAACGACGGACGGCTTTGGTTGTACCGTTTGCGGCACCTGTGGTGCCTGTGGCACCTGTGGTACCGTTTGCGGTAACTGCGGCACTGGTGCTGCCACTGTTGCGGCTACTTGCACTGGCACAGCAACTGGCTGTGCTACCGGTGCTGCAGGCTGCACCTGCTGCTGCGGCACAAGAGGCTTCTTAGCAATAAGCGGCATAGGGATAACTGTATTAGCAGGCTCATAGCCATTACGCCCAGAAGAGATATGCATCATACCAGGTGAAGGAGGTACTGATACTAGCTTCTCCTTCTCCTTGGATGCCTTGGCCTTCTCCTTCTCAACCTTCGTCAGCACGTCCTTGATGACCGGTGCCATCATCTTGGCAAAGTCAGCCTTGAACGTCGTCAGCACCGGGTCATTCTCATAGAGGCTCACCTTTGTCGTGCAAGGTGAGGGCAGCTTGTTAAAGTCCGCAGCTGTGTTCGGCGTAAAGTTCACAAAGACAATGAAGCCATTGAAGTCATTGTGATTCGCATCGCGACCCATCAGCTGGTAAATGGGAATCGCCTCAATCATACGCCCATCAAGAGACACGTGTGCGCGCGACGACTTCATGCTCTTGAGACCGTACTTGGGAAACTCCTTCTTCAGGGTGAATGTGGTATTGCCCAGGATCGTATTGTAGTAGACCTCCACCACATACTGCCCACCCTCAATCTGAACCGTCTTAGTATAGACCATACTGATCCTAGGATCCTCAATTGACTTCTCTACACATGCCTTGAAGGAGTGCCAGGGTGCCTTTGTATTCTTGCTGCTGTGAGGAGCAAGCTTCTTGGTAGCATCACCCGCGCTAATGTCAATGACGAACTCGGTCTTCTCAAATACGGCCTCAGAGTACCTAGTCTGAATGAGCTCCTTCAGTGCCTTGAACAGGGCATCTGGATTCTCTGCAAGACCAGCCAGTACACTGGTATCAAAGTCAATGGAGATCTCCACGCCAGAGGGCATCAGGGTCGTCTGATCGGTCTCATCCTCGCTGACATCGGTATCGCGACCCTTGAAAGGGCCCTTGATGATCTGGAGATTCTTGCCTGCCACACGGTACTTGATCGTCCAGTTCGCCTTGGTGTAATCCTGCTCCCACTTGGTCAGGCACTTCTTGGTACCGTGGCCATTGCGATGGAGGTTGTCGGATGCCTTTTGAGCTGCCCACTGGAGCAGGCGACGCTCATTCTTGATGCCGACACCATTGTCACGGACCTTCAAGTTACTCTTAGTTCCATTAAGAGTAACTTGCAGGATGATCTTGCTTGCCTGGCCTTGGCCGATAGACCCGTCAATCAGCTCTGGAAGGACAAGGAGGGCCTCGGGGAAGTCGTCGGTGTAAGGGACGGCCTCGAATGCACTGCTGCGCCAGAGGGCATGGAACTCTTCAGTGGTTGACATTTGTGTGCTTAAACACCAGGGTTGTTTACATTCAATTTTACACTTTTCCAGGCTTTGGCGCAGCCATTGCCACGTTAGACGCGTAGCGTCTTACAAAAAAAGTGTGCAAAATGAACTTTTTGCGCACTTTTGCTCTGATCTTTTTTGAAAAAGATCGCAAAAATAACAACTTTTTGCGCACTTTTGCTCTTTTAAGAAAAGAGCCCAAAAGCCCCACAAGTTTTTTGCGCACTTTTTTCTAAAAAGTGCAGTGCGTCTAAAGACTCTCTTAAAAAGGAACTTAGGAAAGGAGAAGAATGAGCGTTAGTATTGAGGATATGCAGTCAATGGCTTCTGAGCTAGGTCCTCCCATCAATATTTCCTCCAGCATAGGCAATGTTATTGAGATTAATGATCTAACGGATGATCTGGGCCTCAATCTTCTAGCGAACCAGAGTAAGATCAAGACTGATGGTCCTTCTAACTCATTTGGCGGTGCCAATTCATTTGGATCTGCCCCTATTCGGCTATCTGCCCCCGACGCCGACTACAAGCAGGTAAAATTTGATACGCTGGAGGCCATTGACCTTAACACCTTCGGTTCCGGTTCATCCATGGAAACCCCGGCCTCTGTACCTCTAGCGGATGTCTCTGTCACTAGAGAGGCATCTCCCTATGATAACTATCAGAGTTCTAGCACTGCACCGACAATTTCACTTACACCGGCTGCCCCTAGAGACTTGGAGAAGGAGAAGCTTGAGAAGATTGAGTATCTAAACAAGCTCCAGCGCCTGGAGTCTAAGGGGTTTCCTGTGAGCAAGCGCTTCACTATGGACAATTCCTTTGAGGAGATCAAGGGTGAATATACAAGGCTGGTAGATGCCAGAAATCTGGAGAGCTCTCTCCGTTTCCAGCGCCAGATGCTGATGGGCGCTATTACAGGCATGGAGTGGATGAATAACAAGTTTGACCCCTTTGATATCAAGCTGGAGGGCTGGTCCGAGTCTGTCCACACGAATGTGGAGGACTTTGACGAGATCTTCGAGGAGCTGTATGACAAGTACAAGGAGCGTGGCAAGATGCCTCCTGAGATGCGTCTGATGATGGCCGTCGCGGGCAGTGGCTTCATGTGCCACGTGTCCAATTCCTTCTTCAGACAGAAGATGCCGACGATGGACGATGTTCTGAAGAGCAACCCGATGCTGGCGAAGCAGATGGCCCAGGCGGCGGCGGCCCAGGCTGGCCCAGGCTTTGGCAACTTCATGGGGATGGCAATGGGACTACCTGGACAGGCACAGCCTCAGATGCCTGCTTCCGCCATGGCAGTTGACCCGCCTGGGCCTACTGGCGGATTCTTCGGCAATAACTCGCGTTCAGCACCTAACCCCAGCCAGGCCGCACAGCAGGCTGCAGCATCTCCCAGGAGAGAGATGAAGGGGCCTTCAGGTGTGGATGACATTTTGAAGACCTTTGAGGAGGTAAGGCGTGTAGAGATTGAGTCTCTTGGACGTACCCCTCCTCCTATGAATAATGTACAGCAGCCAACACAGCAACAGCCAGCAATGGTGGCAGTTTCTGAGCTTCAGAGTGTGGCAAGCGAGGATTTTGGAAGCCAGGCGGAGTCATTGCGATCAGGCGCTCGTGGAGGACGGCGTGGTAGACGCGCTGCGCCTGTAGGTAACATGGTGAGCCTTGACGTGTAAATATCAGTAGTAAACTAAATTCTGCAAGACTTTCTTATACTTTTTATTCACTTCACTCGGCTTCGGTTTGGCGAGTTCCACTGGCTTCTCTGATGCCTTTCTGACCTTTTCAGCCTTTTCTGATAGACTCTTCAACATCATCTGCTCTTCTTGTGTTAGAGCAACTGTATCACCTATAGTCTTATTTTCTCCATGGCTATGACTACCGAAAATGAAATAGTCACTATTTTCATTAAATAAGTATCCTAGACATAAAATGACAACAAGAGCTAACAATGTTGCCGTAATAATGTTCCTCGTCGCAACAAAGAAAATAACAAAGATAATAAGCCTACGAAAGGCTGGTTGATTTAAGAACTTCTCTTGGCCCTTTGTTACCTCAAAAGGTAAGAAACGACCACCCATATTCAAAAGAAAGATCGCCGCTGCAATTGTATATGGCGATGATGCGACTGTTGTGAGGCTTGCTTCAAATGGCCCTGAAGGCGCAGGCATTGGTGGGGGTGGACCTCCGAAACTCATCTATCTTCCATGATGGAATTTCCATTTTGGAAGATAAATTTACTCATTCAATAAATTAGATAATCTGAATCATATCTACGATATACGAGACTACGGCGAGTGCAGTCATTATTCCAACTCTTGGACACCATTCAGCCCCTAACCAAATGGCTAACAGTAAAGCAATACGCCATATTGGCGAATCCCAGAGTGCTACCATTGTCGCTGGATAAGGTGTCCGGAGAGAAAGTCCTTCAACTACATTCCATCCAAAGAGTGTCAGGACCATAAGTATTCGTAAAAACATATCTACTGGCCCTGTTGGCTCCATGTGATCCACTTCCATATTCTCCTTACTTTACCTTTATTTATAAAAATCATCTCGTGCCGTCAGAAGTATAGGAACT